TGCCTCACTTGTGGCATTGGCGAGTAAAATCTCAGGTGTATTGGCCGAACTTGACGAGGTTTTGATATAACAAACTGACATCTTTGGAACTGATGCACCTGTGTTGTTTAGCACGTCAATAGCTTCATACTTTGATTCAGTTCTAATTTGCACATAGCTGGAACCATCCCAATAGTAAGCATCTGCCGTGCTCTCATCTATGTATATTGTTTTGAGCGCACCTGTAACGGGAAATGCGCCAAAAGTTGCAAAGGTTTTAACCTGTGATTCTATAAAAAAGTCGTAAGCCATTATTGCCAAATTACGTTAAGGATTGCATTGCTCAAAGTTACCACGTTTTGGCTATCCACGAGAACCCCGTCAATGTATAAATTTACTTGTGTGTCAGGAAGCTCCAAATCACCACCACTTACCACGCTTTCAACATAGCTGAAATCCGAGTTGTGAACGGTCGCGTTTTCACAAATACCTCCGCCGCCTGTTGTGGCATTAGGTAGCTGTAAAATGATGTTGTCAGAGCCTTTGATATTGCCGTCGTATTTGCTTTCGTAGTAAGCAACTTTATCAACAAAAACCGCTTTGATTTTTGCAAATACGCTATCTGTGTACTCGAATGTTGGTGATTCCTCTTCGCTTAGAATTACAGGAAAGTCGTAGTACATATCTTGCACATGGTTGTTGGCGTTGTGGTCAGATATGTAGATTTGATTTGCTGTGAGTAGGCACTCCTCATCAATTAAACGCGTCATGCAGGAAAGCAAATAGCTACTGCGAAGCTCGTAACTTCTCAAGGCTTCATTGCGTACCTTTTCGCGCCTGCGATCAGTGTAAATAATGTTTTCGGTTTCGTACTTAGGTTGCATGTAGCCGAATTGACCACGAAAGCGTACCGTAGAGGCAAAGCCTGAGTCTTTGTAATTAATACCTTGCTTGCGCACTAAATCGTTCAGCACAACGAATAAACGCACCGTACCAAGCACATTGAATGGTGTGTACTCGACAAGGTTGTAACTTCCATAGTAGAACCAACCTGAATTACCTGAAAGCTCCCAATTGACACGAACTTTATAACAACCTTGAAGCAATACGCTTCCGCTTGCTACTTGCCTCCAATCAATGACAAAACCGACTGCATCGGGTTGGTGTGGAAAGTTTACCGTTATGCCTGGAGCAGGTGATAAATTGCCGTTTGCATCTTCGAGCTCAATGGTCATGTCATCGAACTTGTACGCGATGCCTGTGCGGTCGTTTTTATAATATGCCGCATCTTCTAGGCTTGCGACTACTAATTGAGGCTCAGAACAGAAAACCGCGCCTTTGTCCTCGCGAATCGCATCGCCCGGCAAAGTGATTTTATTAAAGTCCTGTTTGTGGACTAAATAAAAGTTGCCTTTGTCGTCTTTTTGATTGATAGTAGCAATAATTGTACTTGCGGTGTCAATGCCGCTTGTATCTATCTCACAAACTAAATGAACCTCGGTTGTGCTTATTTGCTCGATGTCTACCTTTGTCAATCCTGCCTGCGGTTGCAATGGCTTGTCTTGGCTTGACCAATCCCAAACTGTTGAAAGGCGTTTATTAGGGTCTGCCTCTTTTGGTCTTATGCTCAACCATCCCCAAATTGAAGGCTCAACCCATTGACCGACCGCGGTGGTAAATATGGCCTTGACGGTCATGATTTGGTTTGCAATGATGGCATCTTGTTGCGTACCGGTTGCATCAAATAGCTTTATTTCGCATACTTGGTCTTCTGCTGTATCGTAGTCGATAAGTGAGAAAGGATTTTCCCAATAGTATTCGACATTGTCGGCTGTGAGTAAGCTACATTTTACTTTGATCGTGTAACCTGAGGTACGCAAGTAACGCATCCACTCGGCATTGAGACCGTTCTCAGGAAGTGAAGCGTTAAAAAAGTCTAAGAAAGCGTTGTTTTGAGCTATCCAATAGCGCCAGTTAGCCATTAGCGACCAAGTTAGCTTGGCTTCGTATGTTGTGAGCGTTTCTGTACCCGTAAGCTCTAGAGTTAGCTTGTTTGCCTGTGGGTTATCCAAGAATTGCTGAATAGGCTCGTTAAATGCGATTTGAATAACTCCGTTTGGCGTAGTTACGTAGTTAGCAAATGGAATCAATTTCGATACTAGCGCGAATTGGCTGCCGTCTGAATCTCTTTCAATGACAACCTCAGCCGTTAACGAGTTTAAAGCCTGGTTTTTGTCTAGGTTAAAAGTTGACTTATAAATAAAGTCATCTTCTGTCGTGAATCGGTTGTCCGTAACATTAACGCCAGCATGATCAGTAAAAAGCTGAGTCAATACACCCGAATAAACACCACCTTGCACAGGGTTTTTGGTCAAAATACCCTCTTTAAGGTTTAAAGTAACCGCGTTATTGTTGTTTGCCGTGCCTCCTGTGTTTTGTACGGTAAGCGTTAAGCGATATTGCAAGTCCTGCGAGCTTAGCGCGTCTGCATAAGTGTTAAACGCAGCGTTTGGCGTGAGTTTGAACGTGATTTGGGCGTAACCTGAAAGCTGAGTAAATGTAAAGGCACTTGATACCATGCGCTCAGTACCCACGCCGTAACCGCTGTAAATCGGGGTTGCGCCATTGAAGTAAATACCCGACAAACGTATCAATTCGGCGTTACTTTGTGGCTTGTTTTTGTACGTGTCAGGCTGTGGCACCATGTAAAACTGCGCCTCAATGATATTTGAAATGGCTGCAGCGTTGTAAACTTTGACCGTTACATTGTTTTCCTGCGAAAAATCGACCTCATCAAGGTTATTTCCCGAAGCGTCTTCAATAGTTAACTCATAAGTGAAGTCATTAACCCCTTGATTGTAGCTTTCGTTTAACCAACCCACGTTACCCAATAAGCTGCCGTTTGCTAGCTTCAATTGTGCGTTAGGATTGTTTACTTGCGGAATGACATAAAGCTCGAAATATGGCTTTAATGACTGCGAGGCTTCGAAAAAAGACGGCTCATCAAAGCTACCATCCTCAAACATGTAAGGGAAGTAGTAAAAAAGGTCTATTTGATAGCGCTTTTTACCTGATGAATCAGAAAGGCGTGTCAATCTGTTGAATACGTAAGAACCTCCCGATTTGTTACCGAGTTGCTCCATTGTGGTATTACCATTAACTGAAAGACCTGCGAGCACGTCAGTTCTAAAGCGGTTTACTTCGCCATCAATCAAGCTATTAACCGAGCCATTTGCTGAGTTCTCAACGATATTGTGGAATATCTCTAAGGCTTGCGGTGTGGATGCAGAGGTGTTTACGATAGTCAAAGCTGTGTTGCCAGTCGCTGACATTGGCATGATTGCACCAACCAAAATACCTGAGCCTGCAGGGTCTAAGTTAGTGTTTACAGTAAGCGTATCGCCGTTTATATCTGTAATTGTTGCAGCAAAACTCGAAAAAGTAATTGTCCCGCTACCTTGTTGAACAACTCCGTTTAACTGAATAGCATCGCCTACATTAAAGCCATAGTCAGACCAATTTGAGCCAAAAACTTGTATTTGGTAATTGCTCGGAAAAGTAACCGTGTTTTGTGTCGTACTGACAAAAGTAAAATCTACGGTAAAGACAATTTGCTCCTGAATCAATTGACCGGAGTTAGCAAGCAAAAACGAGTTGCCTGACGGCTGATTGCGAGTGACGTACTTTTTACTTAATATCGTTAATGCCATATTGCTTTAATTTTTCTTTATTGGCTTTAATATCAGCCATTGCCTCATCAAATTTAGTCATTAAATCAGCAGGCAAGGCCTCTCTATTTGCTTGGATTTTAGCCAGCTCTGGCGTTATCTTCTGTTCCAATTTATGAAACTCCCTGAGTATTTTAGGAATGTCCCTACCTAGAATGTCGTTAATTGCCATCGTCTATGATTATTGTTTTTTCGTTAATTGCTTGTTGATTTACTCTAATTGTGGCGGTTGCCATGTGTTCGACCTCGCTCCATTGAACGCGTGTGATTTCGGCAACTACGCCAGCGTCATCAACTATGTAATTATTTGCCATTAGTGCAAATAACTCTGCCTCAGTCATTGCCAATGGCACATTTTCATAGATGAGCTTTTGATTGTTTTGGATGTATCTGTTTGTCCAATATTTTGAAGCTATGGTTTTGCATCCGATTCTTAGCAACTGATTATCTACCAACTTACTGCCACTCATGTAAAGCAACTTGGTCACATTGAAATACTGCGAGCTTATTTGTAACGCGTTTTTTCGCGCTTCCACCTTGTTACTAAGTTTTCCACTTGTGAATAAATCGATTGCTTTAGCGTAGGCTTTAGCCGCTTGCTCTAGGAAGTTTAATTTGCCTTTGGCTGTACCACGTGCAAAAGGAATGTCAATCAAATCAAATCCTTTAATAAGTTCATAGGCCTTTTCAGTTGTGTTTATAACCTCGCTAGATACCTCGTATAGATTTTCTTTAGTGTCATCAAAGGTGTTAAAATCAGATGGATCAATTCGATACTGAACTACCATGCGTTTAAATATCTCTTCGCTATTTAATTTAAACTCACTTTGTAGTTTGTCCTGTAAGTTAAACGCTTGCAAAAGACCCGTGTTTGGTGTCTTCTCGAAATACGTTTCATGTTCAATGATTACAACACCATTCAGAACGATTGTGCGAGCGTTAAAAGTGTTCTCTATGGCTGTAATCAATTGGCCAAGCGTTTGTACTGTATCGCGTGAGCTTGGATAGCCGTTTGTGTAGCCATTTGTAGCCACTCCTAAAAGTTCATCAAACCAATTGGGGTCTTTTGGTTTTAATGGAACAGGTAAAATAACAGCATCTTGAATAGATCCAAGCAACGAGCTGTTTAGTGTGTATCCTAAATGTTGACACCCTTTAGCAACCAACCTTTGAATGGTTGCGCCTTTGAATTTTCGTATAGGTTGAAAAATGATATTCATTATCTCAGTACCGAGCTTCACTAATGCAATTACAATAGCAATAGCGTAAGCAATGCGAGCGGCTAATTTTACGGCTGCAGAAACTATTGCACCAAGATTACCCGGAACAGGCGGCAACACCTCAGCTAAATCAGCAACGCCCTCGGCAATATCCTTTACTGCCCTTTGAAGTTCCTGAGCTAAAGCAAATGTGGCTAGCGACAAAGAGAGGTAATAAGAGGCTTGTTGTTCGGGAATAATGACATAATCAACATTACGCAAGTCACTATCTAACCATTTCATGGTGCCGAAGGAAAGACCGTTGGCATTATCAAAGAAATTATCTGTTGACTTATATCGTTTCAGCTTGACTTTACATCCGCGTTCCTGCATTGTGAAACTTGGGTCGGAGAAATCAAGTAAGTACTTTACCGTGGTGCCGTTTGAGTATTTGATGCTTAAAGGCATCCCCACATAGTAGCCATATATCGAAATCCATTGCTTAATAGCATCAAAGTCCTCGCGTACAAATTCGAGCGTGTCAACTGATAGCTCCAATTCTCGCAGTTGACGATCAGTAAAATCAAAGACGTAGTTAACTGAATCCTTGTTCTTTGGATTGCACTCGGTGCCGTTCAAATAGTACCTAATCATTTTACTCTGAATCTGTTTGTTATTTTACGACCTCCGACTTGCTTGCTTTGTACAATTTCGGCAATACCACTACTGAAAGACTGCCAATGTACATTGCTCTCTGATTTGTTAGCAACGATGTTTTGAAGCTCCTTGAGTTCACGTGTGAGTATTGCGGTGTCAAAGCCTAGGCCTGCGCCGTTTGCCTTTGGCATTTGTGACATGGTGGCAGCACCCTCAAATGAGTTTAGCAAAGCACTTGTTTGTGTAGCTGTATAAACTCGGTCACCAGGTGAAAGCGTTGTGAAGCGTGCGCCCTTGCCTGTACCTATTTCCTTAATGTTACCGCGTCTATCGGTAATTAACTCCGCTCCTTTTTCATCGACTACAGACAAACCACCGGGGGCGTTCATAGTACCTGATTCGTAGAATTGTAGGTTTTTAAGGAATGAGGTTAATACCTGCGTGTTTACAATAGTTGAAGCTAATGCCTCAGCAGGCGTTTTTCCTTCGCTTAGTGCGCTTTCAAACGTTTTTAGGCCTGTACTTACCAACTCAACTGATTGCTTTGCTCTCTCAAGGCGCAATTGCTCTTGTTGCGCTTCACGTTGGATGCGTATTTGTTCGGCAATGGATTGCTGAGCGTAAATATTGCCATTGGCAGCAAGGTTCTGCAAAAAGTCTTGTTGTTTGGCTGCGGCATCGCTTTCCTTTTGCAATAGCTCAATGCGTCTATCGATTTGGTATTGTATTGCATCGGTAATGGATTGCTGAACGCTCATGATAACTTCATAGCGCTCCTTAATGAGTTTCATCTCTTCATCGTGCGTCTTTTGGTTGGTTGCGTTGGTCTTATCTGCAAAGTCGATTTGTGCCTCAATAATCTCATTATTCACGCGGTTTATTTCATCGTACTCCTCTTGTTTCAATCCGGTTACCTTATCAACCGTCTCAGCCGTTACAACCTCTTTTTCCTTTTGAACGTCTTTGTATCTAGTCTCCTCCTCTTTATTCAAGGCGGTTAGCTTAACTTGATAATTAGCGTTGATTTTAGCCTGAGCATCGGTGTTACCCTCGGCTCCTTTCAATAGATCGTCTCTTTCGTCTTGAAGTGCTTTGAGCCTTAGCGTTTTTTCGCGTTGGTATTCATCTTCAATGGCCTTTAGTTTGAAGTCGCGTTGTTGCTCTATGAACTGCGCTTGTATGACGTACATTTCGTGTATTACTCTTTCAAGTTCGTCAACTTGCGCCTGTCCCGTATCCTCAGCAAATTTCACCTCATTAGCGAGCATTGCATCAATGTTTTCCTTGTGCTGCGTAATGGTGCGGCCTTGTTGGATTTGGATAAGTTCCTGATTGAGTTGGATGTATTTTGAAACATATTCGTTACCGTCCTTGAAAGCGGTATTGATTTCTTTTTGAGCCTTTACGGTTTTTTCGCCCGTGTCTTCTATTTTGTAGCCGAATTTCTCAATCTGTTCTTTTGCTGAAAGGCTAGAGAATCCATAGGCCTCCATTCTTTTGGTAGCTGCGTCAAGCTCCTTTTTGTTCTCAGCAATGATTTGAGTATTCTTATAATAAGCAGCCGCAAGCTCAATGTTTTTATTTACTAGCTTGCCCGTCTCAGTAACTAAACCTGTTCTAGCATCCACGTTAACGCCTTTTTCCTTTTCTAGAGCACCTTGTTTAATAAGCTCTACATTTTCCTTTTCGGCTTTATTTATTTCAGCTTGTAGCTTATCTTGCTTTTCAAGGTTGGCATTCATCAAGTTTTGATTGCGTTCTAATCTGTATCGCAACTTCTGAAACTCGATATAATTATTCACCTCAGCATTTAACTGAGCTTGGAACTTCTTTTCGTCCTTTAAGTTCTGTATAGTTGAGCCGTACTCTTCATTAATCTCTTTGATGAGTTTTGCCCTTTCGGCTGAACCTGCATTGGTGGCTTTAAGCATCATGATGTTGCCCACGAACTCGGCAGACTCCTCCGCTACATATTGACGGCTTTTCTTAGCGTCTTCATTTCTGATTTTTGTTATTCTGGCATTCTCTTCAGCGGCCTTATTTACACCTCCTAAATTAGATGCCCATTCAACAAGTTTGCTACCATACAAAGTAAGTAACGTGACCCCAACAGATAGCAACACCTGCGTAGACATTAGCGACCCTGCAAGCGACTTGAATACGCTTTGCGTTGGCTTTCCTGCGGCAGCAAGCTCGGCATTTGCAGTCTTTAACCTACCTATCTCATCAAAGAACATTGGTAAGTTGTTCGATATGGCCATGAATCCCGTTTGTACGGAATTGCCAAAGGCAGGCATCTCACGAGCTAACTGAGTTACTGAGAAGTTTAATTGGCTGTTTGCCATTGCGTAGTTACCAACGTTTCTTTGGTGCTTGCCCATTGTGGCATCAACCGTCTTGAGTGCTGCATCGTACTTCTGAATCTTACCCTGCAAATAATCGTACTCACGTTGTTCTTTTGCTGTTAGCTTGGCTCCAAGTTCTTTTCTGATTGCTAGGTCTCGATAAGTTTTAACCATGCCGGCAAGTTTGCGATCTACACGGGTGTAAATGCTATTTGCTTTCTCAGCTTCACGAACCTCGCTAGCTGTTGCCTTAGCCGCTCTTTCGATGGCTTTGGCTTGCTGTTCTTTAAGTCTTTGATTCTTGGCCTCAAGGTCTATTTGTAGCTTCTGAGTGCGGAGCTTTTGCTGCAATAGCTTCTCACTTTCAATCTCAGCTTTGTTAATGGCTTCAATATCCTGCACGGTCTTAGCTGAGGCCTTGCCTAAGTCATTAACCATTGTTGAGGCAATAGATTTTAATGCCTTGTCAAATTGCTCGAGCGAGCCTAGAGTTGAAGCGATGTCGTTTGAAATCTCTTTAAACGGGTCGCCCTGTACTATATCACTTTTCTTTATTGCTTCTGACATACTGCTCTTGCATTTCTTTAAATTCTACAATAGTTACTAGCTTGGTATCTATTCGGTAACCGAGCCATTTTGATAGGTAAATCAAAACTTGCTGAATGGTCATGCCGTCATGTTTTGACGGGTCTAGTTGCTCAAGTTCAATTTGCGCTATCTCGATGTTGTTTAACAAAAATACGTTGTTTGTCTGTATGTAGGTTAGACGTAGCTTTGTAAGATGCGCCTTTTGAGACAAATAGCGCTCAAGTTGCTCACCAAGTCCGTAGCGTTCAAGATACTCATTGTAAAGCCTTACCCAATTCTCAATATCGGTTTCTCTTGGTTTGTGATCGTGATTCGCGTATTGCAAATGGCCCTCTTGGCATTTCTCCCAATTGTACAAAGGCATCTCGCTAATTGAGACCCAAGATGTCTTTGAATTGTTTGATGTAGCTCTCTTTGACCATGTTTTGAACTTTGATAAGATTTTCATCGGTTAGCGTCAGTATTTTTGTTGTGTACCATTTTTTATCTTCCATCTTCTGAGTGTCGGCATCTATCTCGATGGATTCCATTAGCACGCGCACGTACATTGAGCGGTAAAATGCGCCTGTATCGTAAAGCGTGTAAGGTGTGTTAAATTTCTTCTTTGGGTTGATTCTGGCCGTGAGCATAGAATAGTAACCGATTACTTTACCGGTGCCATCTATCCCTTTTTTCATTAACTGCTCCTGGCGTATTAAATCGAGTATTTCGGTTTTTGTTCTAGGCGAAAAAGCATTGTACCATGCGACTGCCTCGTTGAGCAATTTGCCCTTGCGTAACATTTCATGCAGCTTACTTTTCCCGATTGCCATAAATACAAAGTAACAAAAAAGGCGCATCGCTGCGCCTTTCTTTCATATACAAAACAAACAAACTATGCCTTTTTGATAATCGGTTGCGCTTGTTTCCAAGCCTGTTTCACCACCTCAGCAGGAAAGTTCGCAAAGTGTGCAATTGCTTGCTTTTGCGTCATCCCTTCAAATGCCAAGGCATTGAATTGGTGGTTACCGATTTTAATTACTGTCATTAGTCAGCAATAAAAGTTGTTGCCTCACCTTCAAACCCGTTCAAAAGGTTACCTGTTGCAGCTCTGAAAGCAGACAATGCAACAACGTCACCCGCAGTTTGAGCAGGGAGAGTAAGTGTATAAAGACCTGGTGTTACAGTCGACTCAGTCAAAGCCGAAGGGGTTACAGCCAAGTTGGTTGTTTGATTAAATAAATCAAAGTCAGCCAAAGCCGCACCTCTCCATGGCAAGCGGTTAACTGCGTTTCCGTACTCGTAATTAGCTTGGAACTCGATTTCAGTCGCTGAGTTAACAGTGATGTCAAAAGTAACGTCAATAAGTCCGTTAAGCTCAAGAGCAGAGAAAGGAGCGATTAAGCTAGATGGAATCATCCACTGATCACCATCAGTTGTGATGAGTGAGTAGTCCATTGAGAACATAACTTTTGCACCTGCGTCAGAAGTTGCGTCAATATACTTAGCATAGAAGCTAAATTGGTTAACAGGTCTAGGAACGAGTTTCTCGCCTTCTAATTGACCCTTCATGTTACCACAAACGTCAATCAACATAATACCGAAGTTCACGCAGTTGTCAGAAACTTTACCGAAGTATTGTTCGTTCACACCCCAAGCCTCGAAAGTAACTGTTTTAATACCGTTGCGAGTTTTGAAACGCTCACCATTGTCAGCAGTCTCAAAGTTCGGGTCAGCCTCCTCGTGAGTTACGTTACGAAGGTTGTTAAATGGATACATTCTTTTTGACGGGTCAGGGTTGTTGATCGCGTCTAGAATATCCTGTGCAAGTGTTGCACTTGTTAAGTCGATACCGTTACGAGTACCATCGTTTGCAAGAATAGGCATCATGTAAACTCCTGACGTAACTCCAAAAGGTTTAACCCCCGGATAGCCAGTGTTTCCAATTCGCCCCTTGCAGTTACATCCAGCAATAGCCATAATCTTGTTTTTTAATTGATTAAATAAAAATTGTTCGTACCAAAATTAGCAATTTTCACAATATCGCTTTATCATTTTGAAATTCACGTCTAGTTCAATCGCTGAAAGCGTGCTATCAAACAAAGCCTTGTCGATGCCGTTTTCGTTTTCTGTACCAAATTTAGGGAAGTCGCGAGTAGCGTAATTAAGGCTATCGCCGTCAAAAATATTGCTTAGCCTGTTCATTGTAGACATGAACTCATTAAGTAGCGCATATAGCGGCTTTATGGCCTCGTCTTGTCGGTCTACGTTTAGTTTCTTCCAATCAGACCAATGTACAAACCAAAGTTTTGCAATTACGGTCTTTGAGCCTCCTGCGTTGTAGTTATCGGTTTTCTCCTCTGTTGGAGATACCAACCAAATAAACGGCAGTTTATCGCGCTCCTTGTTTTGCTTGGTCGTTGGGTCCACGTATTTATTCCACTCCCATTTGGTGTTGGAAAGCGTGCCATTCAAAAGCAATGGTTTAGGTAGGGAATAGATTTCTAAGATTGTGATTTCCACATCGGTCTCAACTATAAACTCAACCTCAGAAACAACCTCAACTACTTTGGTAGGCAATCCGTTAATGAGTAAACGATCAAGGTAAAGGCGTAGCCATTTGGCATCGCAAAACGTAACCGACTGCGTGAAATTGACATTGTCAAATACACCAACCTCAACAGCCTTCAAAGAGTTGTCTAGGTTGTTGATTACAAATTCCTGTATTTGCTCGCTAACTAGCTTCATATTAACCAAGAGGTTTTGAACTCAGTTCCTTTGTATGTAGGATAAACAAGCTCTTTATTGAGCTCAATGTATTCTTGTAGCAATAGGCTGTTTTTTACAGCATCGTTGTACAGCTTGAATACGTTTGTGTAATTGTCATTTGCAAGCTCGCCCGCTTCGATTTTAGGCCTCATTTGGCCAATACTAGTATTTAGTGTGATTTGCTCACGTTGATACTTAGCGTAAATCATGGCGGTCAAGATGTCGTAAAGACCTGAGCAATATTTGCCCTCACCGCATTTGCCCTCAAAAGCAAACTCAGTTAGTAGCTTCTCAAGTTCTGGCACCGTTGGGTCATCGTAAAGCAAATTAGTCAACTCATAACCAAGCATTTTGTAAACGGTTGGCTTCTCATAGAGCTTGATATACTCCTCAATGACGGCCTCGCCATTGTTAAAAGCAACGGTAATAGCGTAACGATTGATAAAGTTTTCAGGAGTTATAAGTTGACTGACTGCCATGGTAATTACTCGATTACGATTTCCTCACCTTCATTTGTTACATCGGCCTCAGGAGCTTCGTTAGTCTCAGGAGCTGGAGCCTGTGGCTCTTCAACTTCAACTTCAACTTCTTTCTTTCCTTTTGCTTTAGCTTTTTCTTTCGCGTCTACTGCCACAGCTTTTCCATCTTTGATGAGTGCCTCAGCAAATTTGTCAGATAGATCTACAACGTGACCTTTGCGATTAGGGTGAAATTTCTCGGTTAATTTAACTTTCATTGTGTAAAGTATTAAAGGTTTCTATGCTACAAACCCCGACAAACCGCTTGGGTTAATGCCGGGGCAAGTGTAGCAGGTTATTACTCTTAGTCAGTAATCAATGCGATAGCGTCAGCCATTACACCTTTAACCAATACTTGAGTATCGTTTGCAGAAACGAACTGTACCAATGCTTGCTCAGCAAGGATAGTACGCATGTTGTTTGTAAAGTCGTTACCGTCTTCTCCAATGTTGATTGAAAGACCTTCACGGAAACGAACGTTTACAACTGACAAGTCACCACCAACAAAGTCAAATCCTGAACCAACAAGCGCAAGCTCTGGAATTAATTGCATTCCGGCAACTTGAGTACCGTCAGCAGATTTGAAAGGTGGGATTAAGTAAATACCGTCAGTAGATTTCTCCATGTCCATTTGTGCAAGGATGTCAGGATTAACGAATACAGCCGAAGCAGTACCGAAACCTTTTTGTACTTGTAAAGCCAATGCACGGAACACGTCAAAGTTTGAAGGTGTAGCGGTTGTGATGCCACCACCTGTAAACAAAGTTGCATAACCAAGTAGGCCGTTTAACATTGTACCGTCACCAGAAAACAACTCAGTTACAGTTGCAACCTCGATACGACGTAACAAGTTTGCTTGCAAGTAAGAAACTAACTGCGGAAGGTCGCGAAGCATCTCGGTAGAAACTTTGCAGTAAACTGCGATTTTCTGAACCTTAGCTTCTTTCTCTTTGTACTGTGCAGACACTTTGGTTTTACCAACGCCTTCACCAATGAAGATTGGTGTGCCTTGCTCGTTGTACTCTTCAACCCACATTGCTACGCGGTTGTTGATTGTACCAACTGAAACAAGACCTAAGTAACGAGATACGCGTGAACGTACTGCGCTAATTACACCCGTGAAAGATGTCAACAACCAATGTGAAGCTGAGTCACCTCCAAGGATAGTGTTTGCCTCAGTTACGTTAACTGCTGCTTTTACTTGGATGTCTACGTTAGCACCTTTGTTGTTGATTGCGTTGTTGATGTCCTCAGCTTTAGCCTCGAATGCGCTCATTAAAGCCTCACGGAAAGATTTAACAACTTTCGCAGGCTCATTGTTAGCTTGTTTCAAAGCCTCGATTTGAGTCTCAACATTTGTGATCGCCTCTTTAATCGCTGTGACGTCGTTAGCGCTTTTTAATTCTTCGATGGATGCTTTGATAGCCTCAACATCTGTTTGGTTTGCAAAACCCTTAGTTGCTAGTTTTTCCTCAAGGGCTTTAACTACTTCTTCTACTGTCATTTTATTAGAATTTAGAAGTTAGAAATTACTTTGCTCCAATCCAAGGCAGGAGCTTCTTTGCCTTCTTGAGTGTCTTTAGACGGCTCGTTGTTAGAAGTGCTTTTGGCGGCTTCCTTGCGACGTGTTCCACAGCCTTTGCAAAGTCCGTTACCATTGTCGACTGTCATGGTATCGGTTTCTGCTTCGCACGTGTCGCAGTATTCTTTATTTGCGTTCTCTACAATAGAGATTACAGGTGTAATTGCATTGCTACCTTTTACAACGGCAGAACCCTCAACAACTTTTGCCTCGGTAACTGCCCAAAAATAACCGTAGTTGTCGGCTACTTCTTTGTTGACTACCTGAGGATAGTATTTATCCCAATTCGCCTTCTCACTTGCGTAGCTTGGTTCGTTGGTGTCTACACAAAGGAAAAGTTTAACGTAGCGCATCCCAACCGAGTGATTCAGAACGTAGCCGTTTTTATACTGCTCAAACATGAACGGATTGCGCTTGTTGTCAATCGTTACGTCAAAGACAAGAGCCTCAGTTGAACCCTCGTAACTTGCGCCTAACTTGCTCCAAGGCATTTTCTTAGTTGATGCCGTGAAGTCGTTATTTACGTTGTCAGCAATTACGTACTCGAACTCCATTTCATGCTCCTGCAATAAGTAGAGCGTTTTCATCTCCTGCAAAGACTTTTTCCAAAGACCAGGGATATGGCAGTCCATATGTGAGTCAATTACGTTGGTTGTATTAATACAAAGGCCGAGTTTCATGGTGCCGAGCTCCATAGCTTGACCGTTACCATCTTGTTTGATTACCTCGGTTTTGTGATTGACTTCGCCATAAGAACCGAACACCACATCTCCATGCTTTAAAGTCGATGTCTTTTTCGCGTATAAAAGCTCTTTGTTAGCTAGTACATCTTTAATTGATTCCTCTCTAGTCATTTCTTTACAGTTTCATTTGAGACCTTAACAACCTCCTTAACTTGCTTGATTGCTTCGATTTCTTTCGGCGTTAAATTACTCATATCAAAGTTATTTGAGCAAATTTATAATAATTTTGGCCTACACATTAAATTTAAACGATGGACTTTTTCAGCAAAGTATTCGCGCTTTTCGGCATCAACAACCCTAATTACTATACCACACAACAAATCGGAACGGTTGTGCCTGAATGGGTGAACACATCTGACAAGTGGAATTTGTATTATTCTATTCCAGAACTCAACGCAGTAATTAACCGATTTGCTGACATGGTGGCTAGTGCCAATCCAATGATCGTTGACAAAGATGGTAACCCCGTGAAAAATAACGGCAACCCGATTTTCAAACTAATCGACCGACCTAACGCTATGCAGTCTTGGGGCAAAATGATGAAATTCGTTGCTATTAATCAGTGCATTACAAATAACGTCATTGTGTACGCTCCAAACGGCTCGTTTGGTAAATTGCAGTTGATGCCTTTGGCTTTCAATAATGTGAAGATTGTGCCAACCGGTCAAAACCTCATCACGGTTGATTTGAAGTCGTTTATTAAAGAATTTCAAATCCCAATAAGTCGCATTGATACCTACACTACGTTTTTGCCTGAGGAGATTATTTACATTACCGAGGTGGATGGTATTGATATGTTCAACTCACGATCTAAGATTGATGCTTTGAAGATGCCATTGAGCAACCTACAAAAGCAATACGAAAAGAGAAACGTGCTACTTCGCAATATGTTCTCACTTGGTATTTTATCGAGCGACAACAAAGACGGCATTTCATCGCTTCCTTTAGAGGATGAGGATATCAAGAAAATCCGCAAGGACATGAAGGCAAGAAATGAAGGTGAGGTTATTATAACTGATAAGCCAATCAAATTCGAGCCTATGACGTTCCCGGTTAAAGACTTGATGCTATTTGAGGAAATGACTGCTGACAAATTAGCCATTATTGATGCCTACGGATTGAATCAACATATGTTCGGTCAAGGTGAAGGCGGCAAAGGCTCAACTTTCTCAAATGTTGAAATGGGAGAGCGTCAGGCGTACAACTCAACTATCATTCCTACAACGGAAATCCTATACGATGAGTTCACTAAGCAAATGAAGCTCAATGAGGAGGGAATATACTTGGTGCCAGACTTCTCACACATCTCTGTGCTCAAGGAAGACCAAACGCGAAGTGCTGAAGCCATGTTCAAACGTGCAAGCGCAGTTGAGAAGATAAGCAACATTACTCCGCTTAGCGATCAAGAGAAACGCGATTTACTCGGCATCTAGTTTCGGCAACATCGCCTGAACAAACAACGCTAGACCTGTAACTGCGTCGGGCGCATCGTCATTCTTGTTTTTACCCTCTTTTTGATAGCCTTTAAGGTTGTGAATAAACTGCCCATACTCGCCGATTTGGTCGGCTAGGAATCTGAATTTGCGCAGCACGTAGCTACTATTCATTATAATTCGCGTCTCTTTGTTCTGATTATTTACAACAGGCAACAGCCTCGTTTTTGTGGCCTTGCGTAGCGATTTAATGAATATCGCCCCCATTCCATTGGTTTCAACCCTACAATAGCTCACGTTGTTGTCATCCAATACTTTGGCACAAAGTGGGATAGTAACGTCAGTATTTGCCTTTGAGAAAACTACATCTGTGATGTACACATCTTTTCCGACTATGTGGCCAATGACTAAGCAAAGGAAGTCGCTGCCCTCGTCAGCTACGTCAATGTAAGCAAATGCGCCTGCGGTGTGTTTCTTGACCGCCTGAACGTCTTTAAATGTACGCAAGTGCTCAAACAAACGGCCTTTGATGTCAACAGGCTGCTGCATATACTCAGCCATCCAAATCTCTTCCCTGGTCTTTTGCTTTTTACGCAAATATTCCTCGGTGGTCATTACGGCCTCGCAAAACGAAAGCAATTCACCGTCTTGCTCAATGAGTGCCGGCACAATTATTTGTCGGTCGTAATAGCCTTGTTCGGTATTTTTACCGATAACGTCGTCACGTGTCCAACGCGTACCGATGTCAATCTCAGCACATCCGCTTTCTTTACGTGAGTCATGTGTTGCCTCTTTCCATGAGTGCGTTTTTTCGCGTATCGTTTCACTCATCGCATCCTCCATGGATTTAAAAAGGTCATCGGTAATGGCTAGCTTGCTTGCACCAAAACCAATGATTGTACCGCCAACGCCTCGGCCAAAATAACCGACCTGCTTTGAGTAATTAGTCGACCAAGCGTCAACGCTACCTCTGTCATCTGATAGCCTTACTTCGGGAAATACCTGCATGAATTTTTCTGATCGTACAATATCCCTTGCATCGTATGAAAGTTTTTGAGCAAGCGTTGCAGTACAGGTGTTTCTCATTACGCTTTCAGTTGGATGCTTTCCAAGTGTCCAAGCACAAAACAATGAGGTTATGTAGGATTTACCTGCGCGAGGTGGTAGCGATACTGCCAGCGTTCTGATTACTCGGTCATCAATATCTTGAAACGCCTGTGCGATTTCTTTGAGGTATGGCCGTGATTTGAAAAAGTCATAGTCATAGAAGAAACAGAACGCAACGAAATTACTTCGTGCGGCCGATTGCAGTAATGGCTTTATTTCATCATAGCTTATCAATGAGCTTCGTTATTTGGTCATCGTTTAGCTCAATTCCTTTTGGGGTGTTTAGGCTTTGATTGTTGGTTGTAATGTCGACCTTATCGCCGTACTTCTTAGGCATGATTTTCGATAAGTACCATTTACGCGTGTCAATTTGTAGCTTGTTGCGGTGAATGACATTGTGGTCTGTTCGCTCCTTTCCATCAGCATCAATGTACACGTCTTTGTCTTGTTTATCAGCAATATCTAGCATCTCCTCGAATATCATTTCGCTACGTATTTCAGCTGCACGCGCGTATTTTTTCGCGTTATTTTCGTCCTCATTTAGCCATTTATAGAACATATCAGTGCTTAAACCAAGCCTTTTAATGCCCTTAATTGCGCTAATCCCCTCAATTTCAATCATTTGGCAAAGCAACTCAAATTTCTCAGGCGTATTCTTCACAGTTGGCACACCTGTTTTCTTTCTTGGTTGTCCTGCCTTTGTTAATGGACTAGGCTTTTTCCTTGGTGCTCTTGGTTTTTTCTCTTTCTTTTCCATGTTACAATGTATAAAAAAGGCCGACAATGAGCCGACCTAATTGCATCAATCAACGTACCAAATTTAGCGTTTTCTGTACAATTGAAAAAACTTAACCAACATCCTTGCCTTTCTTTGTTCGGGGTGTTGTCCGATTATTTCAAGGAGTTTCGGATAAAGTGGCAGCGCTGAAATGGCACGGTTAAAACGTCTGTCGGTCATTGCTCCGTGAACAATTAAACGCCCAATTTGCTCGTATTGTTTAGCTTGTAGGTCTTTTTGTTTTTTGCCGAATAAGCGTCTAAGAAAAGAAAACATATTGAATGAATTTGAAGATTGAAAATAAGATGAGCGCCCAAACAATGCGGTAAGTAGTCAGAAGAACAACCCACCAATTTGGGTGCTTAAGTGCTACATTCTGGTGCCATTGGTTGCCAATTGGATAGAACGAAATAAACAACCTATCTGCAATAAATAGGTAAAGATAAATAGGCGCTAAAATGATGAATTTTGCTATTGTGATGGCTTTTTTCATGTGTTACTGAATATAAACGCGGTCGCGCATTTTGTGATTGATAATTGACTCCATTTCTGAAATGATAGTCTTCGTTGTTTTTATTGCCTCAATTCTACGGCCTGATTCTCTGAGTTTGGCTATCATTTTACCATGATCGTATTTGCCATTTCCTTCAAGCGCAAGCATAACGAGGTACATCCTGGAGCTATACGGGTTGTCCATGTGGCCAATGAAGTCGGTTAACTTTTCGGTGAGCTCAACAATATGATCGTAATGGTTCAATTTGAATTGTCCATCTCTGAAAGCGTCAATCCCCTCTTTGCCGTTTGGCGTGCCGTCATGAAACAATTTAACTGCGGTTGATAGGCTTAGTCCTGGATGTTGGTCTAAGAACTCGCGAAGCTCAATGTAGTCATGTTTTTTAAGGTCGATGTAGCTATTCAAGAAATCCGTGTTTTTCCATTTGGTGTGATTGCTATTGATTGCCGGAACAATTGTCAAATCTGCCTCTTTGTGGATGACATAGTAAACATTGGTTCTGAGCTCTTTGGAAACTACATAGCGGTGTTGCCCGTCAATAATTTGCATTGCCTCGTTTACAATGATTGGCGCGTATTTCAGTACGTCAACTCCCTGCTGAATGATGTCTTTGATTTTGTTTACTTTGCGCTCGTCTAGATCGCGGTTGCCTTTCAGGAATTTAAAGCGGCCGTAATCGGTTGTAAAGTAAATTTTTGTGTTCGATTCGACATGGTTAAAAGTAGTTTCCATAGCTGAGGTATTAGGATTTCACACATCAAAGGTAAATAAAAAGCCAATCCGATTGAATTGGCTTTGAGGTTGTTACTTATTTCTATTGCGAAATTCATAAATTATTCGCGTTGCTTTTTGAAGTGAAATATATTCAATAGGAACGCCACAAACAAAAATCCTGAGCTGATGCGTTTCAATATCCCATTGAATAATGAACTCCTTTGATTCAAAATTGACGAGAAAATACGGATAGCCGTGTTCATTCTCAAAAACGTCATCGCTAGCCTCTTCACGTTTGAAGCCTATTGCGATTACTTCGTCATAGGTTGGGTTTAGTTGCTTCCTGCGCTCTTCAATGGTTTTATCATTAAGCTCGCTTAATGAGTCTGCAAAAATTGGTTTAATGGTTGATGTGTAATTGTTACGGTTTTTGTAAAGTATTTCACGAAGTTTTTGCATTTGCTTTTCCTGCCATTCTCTCACTTGTTCTTGTGTTGCCATTTTACTTGGTTTTTAGGTTACTTATTCTTTTTCATGTAGTCATCAATCAACCCCATTGTTTGCGCGCTGATAGTGCCCTCACCTGTTAAAAATCGGCCTATTGCCTGCATGTTGGTGTAGCCGAATGAGCTGCAAATTATCCAAGGTGTTGTTTGCTTTTGTAAACAATAGCGCTCCACTTTTTTGGCGAAGCGCTTTTCGAGTTTGGTTTGGGTCATTCCTCAATTGTTTGTTCACTTTGGAAATAGTCCAAAATTTTGGTTTCTACTATGGATTTGATTTCGGGCAATGTAGTGTAGTTTATTTCGTCATTGAATAACGCAACACGTGTTTTAGCGCCTTCAATCATGTTGTCGATTACAAGCAGCTTCATTTTGATTTCTCGGTCGTCAATATCGGTATAAACTTGCTTTACCAAAAAGAATTTTTCACCGCTTCCAAATATCTCATCTGCAGAAAACCTATCCATTTTCATGATCGTGAACTCGCCTTTAATCATGGAGCCTAAATGCGTGTATACATTAGCCTCGCAGTCGGTGAATGTGTGGCCATCGAATAGGTATTGCTCAACAACGCGCTTAAATGTGCCGTTATCGAATTGCTTGGTGTAGCTTACTTTGGTTAAAAATGTTTGTTTCATAACTCAATTACTTGGTTTTTATCAGCGCAAATAGTTGGAATCCCGAAAGCCTTTTCAGTGTCCTGAATGAAGCGTTTTTCATCCGTATATCCATCGCTTAGGTGAATTAAAATGATTTGTTTGCACTCGCTTAAATCGAGCGTCTTAAGGGTTAATAAAGCGGTTTGAAAGCTCATGTGCGAGCGAAAGCGTCTTTTGTTTACAAAGTCATCGGCTTTGCCTTTAATGAGCTCCTCACAATAGTTTGCCTCGATCATTACGCACGTGAACTTAAATGACGAAAAGTCAAATTGCAGCTTGTAGTTGTCTGTAATGAATAACAGGTCATCAATGATGAAATTAAGCGGTTCGGCCGCGTCATGGTTAGCTTTGAAGCACTTAACGGGCCCACTAATCGCGCCATGATAAAGCGCTCTTTGTCTATCTTCTGGACCAACTTTTAGCGCATCGTAAGTGCCTGCGCTTGCAAACATTGGTATTCCTGCTCCGACTACTTGCTTCCATGCTTTCGAGTGGTCTTGTCACTGGTGCTCGTGAGACACGAGCACTGCTTTTATTTTTAAGAGGTTAAAACTTACTGCCTTTTGTATCTCGGCGAACTTTACACCGCACTCGACTAGAAGCGCGGTGTTGTTCTTTTCGATTATATAGGCGTTGCCCTTGCTTCCGGATGAAATAATGTTGATTCTCATTACTCAGGGAATTCCGATGGTTCTGCCTCTGCTTTTGCTTCGGTTGGCCTTGCTGACTTAATGGCGCTTTTCGGCTCATTTGCCTCAATCTCAAAAGTTATTTGCTCGCTTGCTGTGTCCTCAACAATTTCGTGTTTAATGTCAATCGTTGTCGGCTCGTCTGTGTCCTCATCGTAACCACCCACCAGAATAACATCAGTTGAGCTATTGATAGGGGTTTTGCAAGCGCGGTTAATGACCGTCTTTTTAGCCATTTCCTCGGTAAAGTTTTTGTGCGCAGGTGAGTTGCCACGTGTTGCACCTTGATTCCATGCGGCTCTGATTTGCTCCATTGTCATTACAGTGGCCGTTGTAGATCCATCTTTGTAGATTACAATTGCATAGGCTGCAATAATCTTGTCGTTGGCAATGTTCTCGAGCTTGTTAATGTGCTTGTAGATTTCTTGGCGGCCTGTTTTCACGTCAGTTCCGTACTCGAATACATCGTTTTGGTAAACTACAACTGCGTTCACCTCTTTGACCTCAGCCACTCGCTTAGCCAAAGCAATTGAACCTTGGTAGCTTCGCGACCACGTCAATTCCTTGTCGTAAGGAATAAAGTAACCTTGCTTTTTAAGTACGCTCAGACCCTCTACAACCATTTTCAAAAGGGATTGAGCAATGCTCGTTTTTGAGCAATACTGCAAAACCGAATGACCGTCTTTTGTTTTTAGGTCTGACAAGACTAGCATAGCGCCTTTGAGCGCGTTCTCGGGTGAGTAGTCTTTTGGGATTCTTAGCTCGCCTGATTTCTCAAAGGCTTGCACTTTCTGAAGGACTTGCGTAGTGATGTCCTTTTCTGCCACTGCTGGCTGCGTTGTTGTGTTCATTGTATATGAATTTAATTGGTTACAAAAGATGCTCGTCTTTCCGAGCCGTCATCGGTTTTTCTTCATAGCTATCGTTTGACCGAAAACACCGATAGCCCTCTTCGGAATGCAGTCAGGACAGGATTCGAACCTGTGTGATGAGGTGTGTTTTTCTCTCAGGGCTTCTTACATGTTATACACCTGTCTTGATTACCGACACTTAATACCAACCTACGTACTCCGCCACTACGCAACCTGACTAAAATTTTAACAAATATAAGTATTTATAGTTACTTGTCGTTAACTATTTTGTAAATCAGCATGTAAAACATTACTAAAAAGCCAATTATAATGAAGTAAATAGCGCCATCTTTAATCATGCCGACAAGCCAAATGCTGGCGAAAATTGAAGCCATAACTGCAATGGCTTTTAGGTGTTTAATTATTGCTGTTTTCATCACTTTGTTGTTTAAAGTTTCTCTAATTCTTGCTTTACTTGTTCCCAATATCGTTTAACTGAAACAACGCCCCAATTATTGATTTGACATAAAATCTCATCAACTGCAATCAATGCACATTGCTTAGCATTATGTTCAGGAGATGAGCCGTCTGCTACTTGCTGATAATAATTGAAATATAAATCTCTTGCTTTTTCTTGTGGTGTCATTTCTCTGATTTTTGAATGATTACTATTGATCTTCTTGCGAGTATTCAAGTTCTGCAAGTAAAGCATCGGCGCATTGCGCCGATCTCATTGCGATTGTTTCCGGATGCAATGTGTATCCATCCTGCTGATTAGCTATCCATCCCTGCATTGCCATTGCTGCAAAATACTCGCGCTTGGTTAGGCCGTGTTGATGCGCTTCATTAACGATTCCTGTAAAGGCTGACTTTTTTCCGTTTTCCATTTTATCTTGATTTTAGGGGTTACTGTTTAAGTATTTTGTCAATTTTTGCAATAGTATCTTCTAATCTAAAAGGTTCTTGTAATTGTAGTTGATGTTTACATTCTTTTAAAACATCGTAAATACTAGCGATAAACTCGGCAGGATTCTGAATCCCTTCCATTGCGTTTACGCATTCGATGACACGATAAGCGTTTGCATTACCTTCCTTAACAGTTCGTGTTTGAGACATGTACATCAGGTACGCGGATTGCTTTTCCGAAAAGATGTTTGTGCCGACGGAGGTGACTCTCACTCCCCACGGCTCCGGTGTGTGTGTTTTCATACCTAAATTATTACGGTCAATTCATCAAATGCCTTATCCACCTGCAAGCTAATGACTTGGCAGTCTGTTTCGATTATCTCAACAATGCTTTCACGTGCGTCGATGAATACAGGCGCGAACATTCCAAAATGGTAGTTTAGCGCGTTGATTACGTCAAGACCTGCGTTGATTTTCATTGCGGTGTTTAGATCGTTGTACGGCGTTCCGTTTACAGTTGCCTCGCACGTTGGCGCCAAACCTCCGTTGATTTGTTCATCAAACATTTTCCACTTGACAATAGCAAACTTCGCGTTTACTCGGCTCTCAACTAGCTCAATGTGCGCTTTTTCGTATGCGTCAATTTGGAAAGCTACGCGCTCAAGGCTTGCGATTTGTTGCGCTAATATGCGCTTGTTTTCTGATAGCTCTGCAATACGTGTGTTAATATCGGCAATGTGGCTAAGTTTAGCGAGCGATGCCTCAACATCTTTGATTTGCTCATCGAGTTGCTCGCGCTCTTGCTTCAATGCGTTGTTACAAACCGCCTCAGGTGTGTAAGGCTTATGGTTGTCGATGGCGTTTTTCAATGCCACCATGTCAGGCGTGTCGCTTGGCTCTTGCTCGACTACAAATGAGGCCTCAACTTCTTTTAAGTAGGTGTTTTTCGTCTCGATGTCGTTAGCAATTCGGATCAATGTCAAGTCAAGAGTTTGCGCCTGGCGTTGCTCGGCCTCTTTGAGCTCTTTAATGTCGGTAGCCTCTTTGAGTATTTGCGCTATTGCGTTGGCTCTAGCTACATTGAACTTCTCGAGTTGCTGCTCTTCGTTGTTGTCCATTGGGCGGTGGCAACATGGGCAGTTTTCAGCTACAAACGTAAATTGCTCAGCTTTCTTTTTAGTCCATGCTTCTTTGAGTTTATCCGATGCGGCTTGGCGCTGCTCGATTGACTTTTCGAGTACTGTAAGTTTTGACTTGGTTTCAGCCTGCTCAAACTCTAGCTTTTGGATTTCTAGGCGCAAATCTGCTTTGCGTTTTTCGTATGCCTGTGCTCGGTCGTTATGGTCTTTGAGTAGCTCGCGTTTTGCTTTGCTTAGTTCATCCTGCCATTTGTAAAGCTGATTGTTGCTATCAATTACCTTTTGTTGCTCGGCTTTGTTTTGCTCGGCGATGTCGTCGAATTGCTTATTGATTTGCTCTTTAGCGGCGTTTAGCTCGGCTTTCTTGGCGTTTAGCTCGCTAGCATCCAACTCGGTTACGGTCATGCTTGTAAGCTCCTCAATCTTGGGTGCAATGCCATCTAGTTGCTCCTTTAATCTTTTGCGTTCCGATGCGATGCGCGTTTTTTCGTCTGTGAGCGACTTTCTCGCCTCGAGTAAAGCAAGTAGTTCATTTGCTGATTTAAATTCGTCAGGCGCAAAATTTAGCACGTCTTCAGGCGTTGTATCGCCTGCAATGGAAGTTAAAATCTCGCGGCGCTCCTGCCATTTCATTTTTTCATTGAAATAAAGTGGTGAGCTGATGACCTTTGCAATGGTGTCAGAAATCATGCCTTTGACGTATGCGTCAAACTCTGATTTGCTTTTTGGGATTTGGTCGATGAAATACTCAGTTGTATGCCCTGTAAGCTCTTCATGCTCGTTACCGCGTTTCTTTTGCCACTTCTCTTTGTAATGGCGCTCTAGTTGAATAACATCGCTGTCTAGAATAAACACACCTCGCACACTTGCAACTAGGTTATGAATCACGTTTCCGCTTTCATCTAGGCGCTTGATGCTAAAATCTTGTTGATCGTGTGAGTTCTTGCCGTAGAGTAACCACGTGTAAGCGTCAAAGATGGTTGATTTACCTACGCCGTTGGTGCCGGCAATGGTGGTTTGTTGTGCAAAATCAATCTCTAGGTCGTTGATTTTCTTAAAGTCGCGAATATGCAACTTGCTTAAAATTAGCTTTTTCATTGTTGTTGTATATTGGTTTTGGGTGTAAATATAGGTATAATTATTTATAGTTGGTTTATTTTTCAATAATAATTTACAACGGCAATTGCTTCAAGATTTTGTAAAGAACATTTACCACAATTGAGTTGCCAGCTTGCTTGTATGCTTGAGAGTCAGACACCTTCCAAGTAAATGTATCTGGGAAGTCCATCAGCCTGAAGCATTCTCTTGGTGTGAGTCTGCGGATTTCTCCTGATTTTAAAGTTCCTTGATTACAAGCGGTATCCAAAGTTTGTGCTACCCCTTTGCCTACTCTACCTCTTCTAGTTTCACTATTTGGTACGCTAAAATTTATTGAATCGCCTTCAGTTGCTTCTTCGTAACCTTTGGCTGTAGCTGATTTTACTTGAATGTATCCCATAGCATATCCATGCGTGCCAGCTGTCATAGTTTGCGAAACACCATCTTCAGAATAAACTGAACTTGCCTGAGTATCTTGATTTACAACTCCAACTTTCAAGGTGTTATCAGTTGCCGCAAGGGCGGCATTTGCCCTTAAACAAGCAGCAATGTCATTTTCATCTTTTGGTTTCCAATTAAATCCATCTTGCCCTTTTTCCTCAATATGCCTTTTGTTATGCGCTAAAAATCCTGAAATCATTTTCTCACTCAGAAAATACTTTGAATCCACTTCACTTTCAAGAACATCTTTCAATCGCTTGGTTAAATGCTCTTCTCGTGGGAATTGAAATTTGTTGTCTGAATCATCTCGTATGCCAATTAAGAACACTCTCTCACGATTCTGTGGAACTCCATGATTCTTCGCATTAAGAACTTGCCAATACAAATGATAAGGCACTGATTCTTCGTAAGGAAATAAAACCGGTAAGCCATTAACTGATTTTCCGCCAAGTAAATTTACCCACTCTTGAAAAGTTCTGCCACCATCATCAGAAAGTAAACCTTTGACGTTTTCAAAGATGAAAAACCTTGGCTTGTTTACTTGAATAAACTCGTGTGAATTAAAGAACAAAATGCCTCGTTTGTCTTCTTTCCCAAGTCGCTTTCCGGCCAAGCTAAACGCTTGACATGGTGGCGATGTCATGTAAACATCAAGTGACTGCTTTGGTATTTCTCGATCATACACATTTGTCGGATAGTAGTCGGGTTCTCCGTAGTTGTGAATGAATGTATCTCTTGCAAACTTATCCATGTCGCAAGCAAAAATCGTTTTGTAGTCAACACCTAATCTAATCAATGCTTGATCAAAAGCGCCAACACCGCTAAAGTCTGAACCAACCCTTACCATCTCATCCCATTTTTGCACGCGAGCTTTACGGTCTCTTGCGCTAGGTAATAAATCTTTTTCGGCAATATCTGCTGTACTGCGTCTTCTACTTGGTTTTTTGCTACGTCTCGAATGTAAACGTCTCTAGCTGCATCCTTGAGGTTTGCCCATTCATGGCGCATTTGCCTCCAAAACTTATCAGCTATCACGCGAGCTTCAAACATATCTCCCATCCATTCATTGAACTCTAGGCTATCAATGTACTTTTGTTTGGCGCGCAGGAAAAATTGTTCTTCAGCTTCGTTTGAGGCTTGTTGCTTTGTGTTTTCGATGTGTTGCTGTTCAATCACCTGGCGAAGTATTTGCTTTTTCTTGATGTAGTCGCGAATTGGCGTCATGAACTCATCAAGGGTCATTTTTTGGCCGGGAATCTTTTGAACGGTTGTGTAATCAAAGCATGTTTTTAAATCGTCAATTGATAGAGGATTGTGCATGTTGATTAAAGTTTCCATGATTGAACTTAGCAGTATATCAGTTATCCGATCGCTCTCCAATCCGTAGCGTACTTCCAATATTCTCAGGATTAAACTCTGGACTGCTCCAATCGAGTTTCTCAAGTCTTCCGATGAACTCGACAGTATCGAGTTTACCTGTTGCGTGCTTAAGATAAAATTCCGCGATTTCAACTTGTCTTGAATTGAGGCTTCCGAGCCTTGCCAAATTTCTAACAGCTTTGTGGATGTCAGCGTAACGGCGTTCTTGTGGTGTTCCATTTTGAGTTGTTATTTGATTGTTATTTGATTGAGTTGATTTTAATTTAAATAAGCCTTTCCAAAGGCTTGATATTGACTGATCAATAATTTCTTGAGCAAGCTGGCTATTTCCCCCGCAAATTTTATTCAAGGCGTTGATTGCTGTTTGCTCCGTTTCTAATTCCTTGTACTTTTCTTTGTGTTGAGTGTGTTTATACCTAACCCATTGCGACCATAATTTTTCAGCTAAAATAGGATCGTTGAAATCTTGAAAATTGAGTTTTGGCTCCAATACTAATTCTACTTCAGTAGGATTAGTAATATTATTTTCATTATTATCCTTATTATCATTATTCTCATTATTGTCTGTGTCGGAACGCAGTTCTTTTGCAGTCGGCTTGCGGTTTTTTTGCGGTTTTTTTGCGGTCTGATGCTCTTGGTAATCGCTATATTTTACTATGGTTAAGGTGGTCTTTTTTGAATCAGTAACTTTTTCAATCATTGATTGACTTTCGAGCAGACTTAGAAAAGTCCTGAGCTTACTTTTTGACCATGAAAATTCAGCCATTAATTTGATTTCTGACGTAATAAACGAGCCTTTTTTTACATTTATCAATTGGTTGCCTAGCAGAACTTTTGTGTCCGTATGGTTGGCATTCATCAACAAATAAAGCCATGCTTCAAATTTTGAAAAAGCGCGCTTTTCCTTAAAAAGAAAGTTCTGCATTACCTTCCTGTGTAGACTTATGTAACCTTGATTTTCTTGGCTCATTTCAAATTTATTGGCAACAAAAAAGCCCATTAGGTTCAGCAGTTGCAGTACTTCCCCCAATGAGCTTTCAATAATTTCTTAATAACAATATAGCTCTGCAACAGCCATATACATAGCAAATATACTAATCTATTTCAATACACGGCTTTGCTAACCTTAAAATTCTGCAAACTTCCCGGTAAGAAATCTTGTGTGCTGGACTCACAATGATCCGCTTAGTAGTTCGTCTATACATTGCTTTTCACGATTTCATGGCAAACGCCGTTGTGCACTTCAATCTTGCTTTCACGCTTGTAATTCTCGCAATAGACCTGTGAAAAAGTGGCTACAAATGAGTTCTGATTGACGTAAAACGTCTTCGTTCCTTCGCTTTGGCCGTCTTTAAGTTGGTTCTTAATGTGGTCAAGGAAGTCATCTAGATTTTGCTCGCTAGTGTACTCAATAATGATTGTGGCGCGCTTCATGTTTTTCTTTACTTTCTCTCCGTATTCTACACTCATATTATCCAATTACCGGCCTGCGCCAAATTAATACTACTGATATTTTGCGCATTTCCTCTGCTGTAAGCTCGTATTCAAAGCCGATGAGGTTGCCGCATGATTTGTACAAAAAATTCACTTTTGGGTTAACTTTTGCCTGAAATGTGGCGTATTTTTCAATAAATTCAGACCTTATTTTTGAATATTCCTTATTCCATTCTTCGTAATTCACTTTAGGTTGTTGCATCGTATGATATTGGATAAGTTATGGTTCCGAATGAATCTACTTTTAATCTCGGTGAAATTTTTACACCTCTTTGAACTAATTGGTAGCAATTGTAGTCAGCTCCTGAATAGATGTGCAACTTAATGCCGCGCCACCTTAGCTTGCCTTTTGTAATTTCTCCTTTTATACCTGTTTTTAATAAATATGGCTCAAAATATTCGTCAATCTTTTTTGACACCCATTTGGCTTTTCTGATTGCCGCCTGCTCCATTAAATTAAATATTTGAGATTCTGAATATGCCGGAAATTCATTTTTATATGTTGCTATTTTTTCCATCACTTACGTCTTAAAATTAATACTGTTTGTCGTTTCTCACCTGAGTACCTTACGCCTACCACATGGAAAAACAAGCGGTTGTTTTTGGCGTTATGGCTTTGGGTTATGTAGTGGATTTCGTCAAAATGGTCAAGGCTTAGGCCGTTAATCATATCCATGCGTTCACCTGATAAATACCCGTGCAAAACGTAGTCTTCTAATTTAAACCAATCGGGCCCATAAGTGAACTGTGCGTCTACAATTCGGTAAGGCTCCAGGCGTTCGGAAATTCGGCGTGTTCTAATGGTAGACATCTGAAAGGATTTTAATGATCATGATTAGGGTCATAAAGGCAATGATGCCTAGTAATAACCTGCGGTCGTTTTCAATGTGTTTCATGGATATTACACTTTAAAATAAGTTTCGCATCCCCAAACTTTTTTTTGAAATGCTATTTTTTTGTATTGAATAGAGCTTCTTCTTATAAAGCATTTATAACCTGACTTCTTGTGCCATTGCGCTTTAAATTTCTTTTTTAGCTTGCGAGGTATTCTATTTTTCATGGCTTTAGTGTTAGTTCTTTACCGGTTAGCCCAAAATATAGGTTTTGAAGTTGGTGGACGTATTCTATATTAACACAAAAATCACCCGTACCTGTTGTTAATATAAGTTTGCCTTGACAAAAACTAAATGGTGTATTTGGTAAGTTAAATGTACAAGGTAAGTTTAATGGTGCAATAGCAATACTTGTTAGTGCAATACCTACTTTATCAAACCCAAACTTCAACAACCATTCTTCTGTTAGTGGGATTGGTTTTAGGTTTGAAATATTAACATTGTGATGTTTTACATGACAGTTTAATGGGCGTGTTGACACGCATTCAAATTCAAGTACTGAAATAATTTGATTGATTCCATTCTCAAATTCATACTCAGATTCCTTATAAATAAAATTCCCAATTCTCAATTCTCTTGCTTTCATTGTCCATTGAATTTGCGGTTATAAACTCCTTCGGCGTACTTTACCCAATCTCCCTTGAGCTCGTAGCTTACTTCTTGATAGGTTTGGTAATCAATCGTGTTTGCGTCGATTACAGGCGGTTTATTGGTTCGGCATAGGTAAATGAGTACCACCGCGCCAATTAATGCAACTGCGAGGCCTCCAATAAAGTCAGGGTCTTGTTTGATTAGTTTTAGCATAGCTGATAAATTAAATTGATGAGTAAAAAGATGAATATTGCAATAGCCGCGTAAAATGTGGCTTTGTAGGCTTGGATTAGTTTGCGCTCGTTCATAGCTTACCTATTACTTGTTTTAGGTTTTCTTGGTATTGACTACGCTGGCGGTTCCAATCGCTTATTTCCTCGGTCATGCGCTCGCGGTAAATTTTAGGCAAGTGATTGAGTTTGTATAGCTCATGGTCACAGATTTCAATCTGTCTGATTAGGTAAGAAGCCGAGTCAATTAACGGCTTGAGCTTGTTGATGTCCAAATCTTGTTGATCGTTTCCAAGTGCTGAAACTTGGCGGATTTCATCCCAAAAAAAGTTGGCGTTTAGTTGTTGCATTGTGTTGGTTTTAGGGGTTAAATATTTCTTTCTTTGATGTATCGCTGCATAGCTTGTGTATTGCTTGCAAATGATTTGATACATTTCTCAATTTGCTTTTGCGTACCTGATTGGCCGTTATAAATGCAAATCTTTTTAGCTAGATTTTGAATATTCATTGTGTTGTTGTTAAGAGGTTTACGAGTGCTAAATTACTATAAATATTTATAGTTGCAAATATTTTATGAAAAAAAGTGAAAATATTTTTTGCGGTGCCAATTATTTGACTTGTACCAAAGCAAAAAAGGCACTCAAAAATGAATGCCTTTCCTGCTAAAACCAAGTGAGTGATGTCCCTGCGCGCCGATGCTGTTACCTACCATTGCGCAGGAAACCATACACAACAACGGGGTGAAGTTACAAATTTCCGGGGAACTTCATAGAATCAATGTGTTTTGTAAACGTAGATTTTTTGCCTTTCTGGCTTCTGACGTTCTCTAAAGTGATAATTCGGCCGCCAATTGGTTTAGGTGGCGCACCTCTTTCAATGTGCCAACCGCCTGATCCATCGCCATATTCCTCTTTATACGTTCCGCAAATCATTAAGTGAATAGGTCTAAGGATTTGTTGATAGCTTCCTGAAACTGATGCCAAGGTGTCTCTTACTACCTCAGTTGCTTTATTCTCGTGAATGTGTCCGGTAAGTAAAATATCGAAGTTTTCGTAAAACTGCAAGGCTCTAGATAGGTTTATCTCTCCACGGGTTACCACGCCGCCACCGCCTGAGCCATGAAAGTATTTTATCTTGACAAACACAGACGTGTGAGTGCCTAGCTTTATAATTACCCAACCGCCATAGCCTCCGATTTGAAGCTCAGCACCTGTTTTGTAATTGAATAGATCCACAAAGCGGCGTAATACATCTGTTTCTTGGTATTTGATTATACTAGTTTCGTGATTACCATATCCAACCAATAGCATGATTTTAGCGTAAGGAGCAAAGAACTCAACTGCCGTTTCGACAATTGAATCTAAATACCTCGCATTGTTGTGTTCTGGCCTAATGTCATCTTTGCTACTTCTGCGGTCTCCACGGCCTTGCATAAGGCAAAAGAAGTCACCAGGGAAAATGATGTAAATCTCGTTTTTAAGGCAGTAATCTAGGTGTTTCTTGAGTAGTTCCCAATCGCATTTTGGGTTATCCCAATGCAAATCGGACATAGCGGCAATCTTCACTTTTTTAGTGTTGAACTCAAAGAAATGAACATTTTTAGAATAGCGTTTGAATGAGGTCAACATAGGTGAAGTGTTTAAAATTCGTTAATCAGGCAATAAGATACAACCTTTTGAGGCTTGACGTATTGCATCCATTGCTTGTATTTCTTTACGTCAAAAGCTACCTGACAGCCTGCCGACCACCACCCAATGGTATCGCCTGACGGTTTACTTAGGTCATATGTGTTCGGGTGGAAATTGATCCCGAAATAACCTGTTTGAAGCACTCCGATTTGTTCGCTTTTGAGGTCTTTATCTGTGTCTCGGTAAACGTCTGCCGGTGAGCCGATTTGTAGCAATGCTTCGACTTTTTTGTTGTGTTTTCCGTAGTGCCAAAATTTATTATACCATTGGTCGGCCTTAAGAATCGCCGCGCCTGCTTTATTAACTTTCTCAAATTGTGTTAGTGTTGGTGTGCCTGGGTTTGTTGTGCCTCGCATGACATCAATGAACTTTTCACCTAAAAATAGGTAAAACTTGTCATCAGGTCGGTTCGGCGTATCTTCATTGGAGCGAGCCCCAATTATCCAATACTCTTGAGGTATTGATATGAATCGAGGTGTCTTTTTTACGCGAGCGAGTAGCTCGGCATCTGTGTAGTTTCTAACCATTGATTGCAATATATCGTTTGATTGCTCGAATAACAATAATAAGTAAAAGAATCAGAGCGGTGCTAAAAATAGACAACGCTACCCACTTCATTCCATCCGCAAATCCGTTTTTATTCTCGCTTTGCGTTTGCTTGGTCTTCTGCTTGGTTACTATCTTTTTTTCATGTGACTTGATTTTTTGCCTTTTAAGCTCGTTTTTTAGCTTGGCTTCATACATTGCACGTATTTGCGCTAAACTATCCGCAAATCGCTTGTTATCGAACCGATAAACCCATCTAGGAACGTATTTGATTTCAGTTCGTACAACTAAAGAGTCTTTATATTTGATTACAGGATACGGCTTGCCGTCTCTCCACATGGTGTCCACTCTCGCAACCTTGAAAGTATCCACATGGATAGTATGAATGTAGCCTTTATTTACCGCCTTTTGGTGCAGTCGCTCTGCTGAGCATCCATACATCAGGAAACTCCAAAGCATGACAAATGCGGCGTAAATCAGGAAGTAAACTATTGTTGATCTAATTGGTTTCATTGTTGTTATTTATGGTCTTATTCCAAACTGTAAGACCGAGTGAAGTTGCTGAGTATGTGAGTAAGCCAACGAAAACAAATTCATGCACCTCAAATGGCTTGAAAATCGGTAAAATGGCGTAAAGTATCGCTGCCCAAAATGAAGTAAATGCACCGAGTCTTTTGATAGACCATTTGCCGTTAGGCTTTAGAGTATCGGCGATTAGTTTTTTCATCTGGAAGTATAGCATATAACTTGTTCGGTAATTTTACCTCATTTTCCATGTTGCCTGCTCTCAATTGAACTTCATAGCAGTCAACTAGCATTGCACGCATTTCTTTTACCTCGGCCTGTAAAGTCCAAACCCAAACCGCAAGCAACCCTGTTACTCCGTATTTCTTAATTATTGTTACAAATTCAGTCATTTGTCGGTAAATTTAGAAAAATTGGCTCATATTCTTCAGTTGTTGCGTGTCCTGCGAATGCGTGCTTTGGGTTCTTTGGTTCGATAAGGTTAGCTCCGAAGTCATAGGTGTTGTCCGACATTACGTCGTAGTGATACCCGTCTGCGTAGATAGGTTCTTCGATTACTTCCATTCCTTCCATTACGGGAGGGGTTAACATAATTTTTCCGATAGTTACCACAGCTTGTACGCCATTACCATAAGCTAAAGTTATTTTCTCGTCAATACCTTTAGTTTCGACTAATATGCCTTTTGACTTCAAATCTTCAATTCCTTCCTGTTCGTTATTGTAACAGAGCTTAAAAATGTTCATTGTATGTGCTTTTTAAAGTTTAATCCCTTCCATTCTCTCGTTAAAATAGCCTTATCTTTTTTACAGTTATAATAAACAGCTCTTCTATCAATATTAAATTCTTTTTCTATTTCCCAAATCTTACCAATAAAACCACTATTAATCTCAATAATTAAAGCGGCTTTTTCTTTTCTTTTTTGCACTCCGTTTTCTATCGCTTGTCGACTTGGGCAATATCCTTGCTTTGATTTCTTTACTTGCTTGCAAAAATATTCACTTCTTTTTTTACCTTTAAATGCTGCCGACATTTTGGCTTTAGCTTCTTCTGTATGACTTAGGTTGTAATTTGGATGCCCTTTTGATTTAGCTGATATTTTAGCTCTAGTTTGCTCGGAAACTACTTTTCCTGTATTACTGATAGATATTTTTCTTTTAGTTTCTTCGGTATGCTTTAAACCAAAAGCGCCTTCACCGCCTAAAGTCTGATTGCATAAATTGTCAATACCTATTGAAGCAATGAGAAATTTCTCCATTTGCTTAGCTGATTCTAAACTCAACGAATCTGAAATAATATCAACTACTTTGCCGTATTTTTTAAATACTCTAGTCCAATGGCTATTTCTGCCTTCGTTTCTGTAAGCTCTTTGAACAGAACTTCCAATGCCAACATAAAAAATGTCACGCGTCTCAGGTTTCATATGTACATAGACTACTGCCATCTTATAAACTTGTGAGCTCGGCGAGTTGAGTGTTTGTAAGGCGAGTTTTCCAAAGGGCAGCTGCGTTAATTTCCATTCTTTGTTTGTATGTATCTGGCAAAGCGTAATAGTCATTGAATGTTATTGCATCTGTTGAAATTACCGAACCACTTGTATCTGTACCTATAAGGTCTCCATTAAGATACAAAACAAAATCATTATTTGCGTATGCACCTGCTATCTTATATCTACCTGCTGTGAGTGAATTTGGAGAAAGTATTGCAGCATCAGGGCCAACCTCAAAAGCTAATCTTTTAGTTGAGTTTAAATATATCTGATTGACATTGAATTGACTCGCATTTTGAAATGTCTGCATTAACACGAAATTACTTGAAACACCATCGAAATAAAAGTCTAAAAAGAATACCCCCTCTGTTTGTCCTATAAGCGAACTAATACCAGTCTTTGAAATAACATCTGCGTTTCGTGTTACACTTGCAGAGGTTGTAGGTATGTAACTTGTACTATAATTTCCAGCTTCGAGTTGTGCACCCCAAATTGTGACTACATTAGATGAGTTTACTGCACCCGTTGTAGGTGTTACATCGCCCGCATAAATGTTAAAATTACCTCCCGTGCTTAAAGCGGTTACTGCTACAGAATAGCGTTCCCACTCGTTAGTAATACTGAATACTTGTCCTCCGTGATTTTGTAGGCCTAAAGTAAGTTTCGCATTACTCGCTGAAGATTTTGCCCATACACTCAAAGTATATACTGCACCGCTTGTTACTGAATGCGTTTGATATACTCGGTTGTCATAAGCACCGCTTCCGCTTGGTGTTAGTGTTTCGGCAGTTGTAGTCCCGTCGGGCGAAGTTGTTGCATTAGCACTTACGCTAATTGTTTGAGGTGTCCACGCTCCGTTATCAAAAGACGAACTATAAGTAAGTAGGTTAGTCCTTTGCGGTTCTACAAGTAAACTTGGACAAGTTCCGTTTGAGTAGTCAAGTCTTGGGATGTTTAGTCTTGTTTCCGTTTTTTGGTAGTCTTTAGCGGTTGAGCCTTCGACTACTTGCGCACCCCAAGCGTAAAAATCACCTCTTTCTGCAGGGTCAACATATTCACCGAAAAGAAGGTAAAAATAAGTTAATGCTTGGGATGTTTGCGTTACTGATAATTCATAACGAACCCATTCGCTTGTAAGAAAACAACTTTGGCCAGCAGTTGTAGTTCCACTGCCTTCAACATATAAACGAACTCTTTGACCAACTACTCCTTTTAAATAGACTGAAAATTTATATACGCCAGCACTCAAGTTTAATGTTTGATAACAAACAGCGTATCCAGTTCCAGTATAATCAATTAAATCAGCGGTAAGCGTTCCATTTGGAGCGGTTATAGCATTTGCAGTAATAGTTGCGTTTGACTTTGTCCACACTGCATTGTCGAATTGCTCCGAGTATTGCAATAGGTTATAAGGCACTAACTCCACCAAGCCAGCAGAGTTTACTCTTGTTGCGGTGGTCGCTCTTACAACATCAAAATCCCCAATTGGGTCAGGTGGATAGGAAGCGATTAGTTTGCCTTCAAGGTAAGCATTTGGCGTAATGATTAGCGAAGCTGTTTCCATTAATGATCTCAAACCGTGAAGCGTTTGCCATTGGCAATACTCCGCCTCGTAGCTTGCGCCTAAATACTTGGCACGTAGTTGCGTTGTGTTGACGTATTTACGCGCGTCATCAATGAATACAGGAAGTTTAACAGAGCCTTTCATATTCTAATCAGTATTGTTACGTAAAAATCCTCAGTTGGCAGGTTGTTGCAGTAAAATTCCACATAGCCGTTGAAGCTCTCGGTTAGTGGTAAAACCTCAATGCCTTGCACAATGCTATAAGCATCATTTGCAGGAATAATCTCAATAACTTTAATGTCGGTAATTGCAGCGTTTGAGTATGTGTATTTATAAATTCCTGCGCTTAAAACCCAATCGCCTGCGCTAACTAGTACGCTATCAATTTGGATTGTTGGTGAAACATTTTTCCAAAGGTCGGTTGCGTCATCAAAAATCAGAGCTTGGCCATTTGTTGGTGTGTCGATAAGCACGTTGTGTAGCTCGTTTAGTTCATAGCCGTTTTGGATAGCTACCAAAATGCGCCCATTTTGCGACTGCTTGCGCGTTACAATACCAAGAAAAACAGCGTGATTTGGTTGTGTTGGTGGTGTAGTGGTGATGCTTCCATCAGTTGTACCAAGCCAAAGGCGGTCACCTACGTTGTAGGCCGAAGTATTGAACTTGTCGTATTCACCTGCCGTAATTAATTTACCTGTTGCTGCATTGGCTGTTGTAGCCATGAGTAAGCCGATAGTTTTCGAGCTCGTTGCCTCACTTGTGGCATTGGCGAGTAAAATCTCAGGTGTATTGGCCGAACTTGACGAGGTTTTGATATAACAAACTGACATCTTTGGAACTGATGCACCTGTGTTGTTTAGCACGTCAATAGCTTCA